GATCTTCCTCCATCGTTAACCTTGTTGAGTTGCAAGGTCATCAATGGCCACCCACCTCTTTTGAAGTTTCAAGAGAGGTCTCTGCAGAACGCCTGACTCCCACAGTTCGTAGGGGCTAGGCTCCTCAGTGAAAAACTGAAGTAATGCAGAGTCGTCTTCGACTCGTGATCTCGGCTGTCTCACTTGGAGTGAGAGAACCTTGACCTCGGCACGTTGCAGGTGACGATTCCAGCGACCTTGAAGGTCGTTAGAAAAGTCCGGCGTACGTGACTTCAAGCCGAAGGCTCCTGATCGCTGTGGTACCACAGGCACAAGCCTGGGTACGGTCGACGCGACACGCCGTGCGGTATTGAGCAAAAACCTCTGGTAGAAGTTATTGCTCGCCTCCACCGTGCTCGCTAGCGACTCAGGTCTGCCACTGTTCACGGACTTCCAATAGGCAGGGGTCACATTGACCCCAGCAAAGGAGTCAACCCCACAAGACTCTCTGAACTTACCTGTCCAGAAAGACTTACCGAGGTTAACCTTGAAGTCAAGTACTTCAAGAGCCATGAACAGCAACTCCCGACTGTCAACGGGGACGACTATGTCGTCCCCGAAGACGGCTACCTGGCCGAGGAGAGCCCCGATTGTTCGAGACGTAACACGCTGGCCGCGGACCGTAAGGACCGCAGCGATTGTGATACTTAAGAACAGAAGGGACTCGATCGGAAAGGTACAGGCGCTACCCATCGTTGAGAATTTTCTCAACTCAACAAACTCTGGCGCACGAAGCGTCAGCTTCTGTTGAACACGACGGGTCCGACATGCACGTAGGGACCTCAGTAATTTCGGATTACTCCGGAAGAACTGCCCCACCGCATGACAGGTAACGCGGTCGCTAGCAGCCGATAAATCGACTGTAGCAAGCGCACCACCGGAGGCCCCAAGCTTGCAGAGCTCTTGGTTAAGAGTTTGATCGCGGAAGCGAATAAACTCAGAAATCCAAGAACCTCCTGCTCGCTCGCAAAAGTAGTGCCAGATATTTTGTTGGCACCACTGATTTGCACTCGGCTCCGCGGCAATAAGCCGTGGTTTCGAGTAGGACTTCGGTACAGCGACCATTCTAGAGTAAGGTTCTCTCGAACCTCCACTGATAGAACAGTCACTGCTGCGTGCCCAACTGCTATAACTATGGAAACCATAGTCGGCAATTGGGAACTCGGACTCCAGACCATCCGACCAGTACGACCAACAAGTGGTATACTTGTTAGTCGGACCGACGGACTCTGAAATAGCACCTGGTCCGTGTCTGAACTTCCAATCACTTGGGTCGTAAGACCCGAGAGCGGAAGTGACAAAACCCGAAACAATATCGAGTTTTGCCAGGAAGATTGACAGTTGTCCGCGCTCACGCGTAGACATACCTGCAACTCTGTGACGGTAGAGCGGCGACTTTTGGAATCCACCATAAGTCTCCTCAATCCCGTCATTCGGATGTAGGCTTCCAGACCAGAACTTATCAGGTTCAGGTAAGGAACTGTCGACACTGACAAAGTCTAGGATTTCATCCTGGACCTTGTCATCGCTACAAGCGACGGCGGTCTTCTTCGCTACGTACAGGATTTGACGTAGGAAAAAGATCGCCTGGGTGTCATAGTCTTCCCTCAGACGACCACTCTCGTGAAAGACGAGTAAGTAGAGTCCCCGAAGAAACTTCGGGATCACTACTCTGTTCGAGTACCTCTTTGTTAGAGGCAGCCCGGACAGTTTGTACTCACCCTCTGCAAGACACCTATCGAGGTGCTTGCCGATCGCTGGCAGGTCTACCACATAAAGTGGTAGTCCCCGATGCGTCACGAGAGTCTGAAGACGGGCGAGATCTTTCTCGAATTCCGTCCCCAGCGTCGGGTAGGCGTACGTAGCGTCTTGGAAGAGCGCTACGAACACCTCACTCAACTCCCGAACATGGCATTTAGACATTCGCGGATTAACTCCGTGGGATGTCCCATGCTGTTAGGAAGCACGCCACCAGCTGAAGAGCCGTTCCGACCGGAAGGTCCTTACGACTCCCACGCCAACAGAGACGTCAGAAACGCGTTCGAGGTGAGGATCATAAGATCCGCCACCGCATCGGGCAGCGCCAATGACGTTTCGGAGGGAAGTACCTCCAGGACGAAGTAGAACTTTCGTTCATACTCCGCCACCTCGCCGGCTGCGAAGATGGTCTGCACAACTTCAAAGTTGTGCCGATCATACGCAGGCCGATCGGTTGTGCCATTCGTCTTTGTATGACGAATGCGCGCCCGATATTGCACGGTGCTGTTCTTGAACAGGTACTCAGACGAGTACGTGTCCTGGTTGATCTTGATCAGAGTGATGTCACCACCACTCTGAGGAAGAACAAGCGTGTTGCCTAACATGGGAGACTCCTGACTTTGCGAGCAGAGACCCGTGGCTTATCGCCGCAGGACTGCAAGCGAAGCCAGGATCGACCACTGCCCATTCGTAAGAATGGGCAGACTAGGTAGAGGAACAGGAATCACAGGAAAGCATGGAAATCTTTCCTTGCGCTCATGGACCAGATGGTAATCGTTGTTAACGATACACCACGAGGTAGTTTGAGCGGGATCTGGCTTCGCGTGCGTGTTAGTAAACATGCGCCGCATTAGACAGATCTTTGACCACTGAAGTCCGATACTGTTATTCGACGCGGCGATAACATCGCCAACATTCGAAAACCAGTCGACCAGCCATGACCAAGGAGTTAACTCCCAAGCCGTGGCTAGCGCTTCATGCGATGTGAACCCAAAGGTGAGCCGCTTCGCTAGATTGTCTAGCGCAGCACCGCCCATCTGAGGTAAATCACTGTCGGGCTCAATATGATATTGAGCCGTGCCCCACACCTCTTCGGTGTAGGTCGTAAAAAGCGTGCCACGTGAAGTGGCTCCATTACCGGATTGAAACAGAAATGAATTCTGCTTCGCGGTAGTGAATTCGGACTTCCCGAGATGACACCTGCGCCTCAAGGTTCGCCCTTCGCGGAGCCTCAGGAGATCAATCAGCCGTTTATCGACGGCCTTTTGGAACTCCCACAGCTTGCGGAGGTCAGAGATCATTGGCCGGAGAGCCCAGCGCCAAGTTAAATTGGCTCTGGCGACAGTCTTCAGTAGATTGTCACCCCAACCTTTGATCAAGCCCGGGAGATCTTTAAGCTCACCGATCGCCGTCGGCACACTAACGTGTGGCAACGACGGATTCGTTTCGGCGAGGATCCTCCACGCGTACTCATTGAGGTCCGCTGCTGAAAGCAGACCCCAATGCGCGGTTGGATCGGCGGGGACCGGTCTATACTGGATCGGGCAATCACTGAAGCTTCGCAGCACAGTGACGCCATCCGAGTGTAGCTGGGCCCCGTTCAAGACAGGATACCAGACGTCGATGTCGCGCTTTATAAAAGGGTTAACCCCCTCAATATTGCCAACCTCGTCGTCACAGAAATCCTGATGACCGACCAGCATGCTAACGGATCCATTGGTTAAGGGAACTTTGGTGTAGTAAGTACCAAAGTGTTCCTGCCTAAGGTCCCGTTCGCGATGCCTGGTCATTCTAGCCTCCCTGGCAAACCTTCCTAATAGGGGAACGAGAGTTCAATGAGAAAAGATCTCATAGGGCCTCCACAACAAGTGGAGGC